ATAGGAGTAATTACCTCTGGAGGAGTATTACCCTCTAAGAGGCAATCATGTACTTCAAATTGGTATACTTTTTCCATTAACCCATTATCCAGATCTGGCATATTGTAAAAGTTTACTATCCTAAGGAATATATTTCCTGTGAATAGAAACTTAGGTTCATCGTAGGGTTTTAAGTAACCTCTTTGAGGTACAGACCAGAACATAATTTGGTGCAACAATCTCATATGTTCTGAAGAATGAGCACATAATCTTATGTTCATATATTGTGATAGGGATTCATAAGGTACTTCTGTTGCTGTGTAACCTATACCCTCTTCTTTCTGGGTTATTTTTCTTGGTAGTCCTATGTCTCCTGGATAAAATCCTTCTGAATCAACTACTATTCTTGGGGTTTCTTTTATACCTCTTGAATGGTTATTACCAACTCCGAATATACATATATAGAAACCCTTGTCATCTTTTATCTTTTTAAGATCTTCCTTAAACCTTTCAGCATTTTCTGCACTTGTTGGAAGATAGTCTTCTGGGTTTATAGTGTAGCCCAATTCAATGGCCATATTCAATAGAGCCATGTATATGGACCTCTCTATAATTTCCTGAGAATTTACCATTTTACTTGATTGGGTCTTACACCATATTTTTGAAGTTCTCTACGTATCTCTGTTAGTATAAGTTGTTTTAACCTATTCTTACCACCAACAGCTTTAAGAGACGGTGACCACACTGGTCTTGATGGAATCCTACCATCGTTGGATCCAAATTCTAATATTCTGGCTAACTGATTTAATGTTAAACCTTTCTGAGATGATCTTCTTGTTCCAATTGGTAATCCTATCAGAACTCTAGATTTATACCTATATAACCCAACTGACCTTGAATAAAGGCCAGTCAGGTTATAAATAGGATGTTGTCCCCACCTTTGGATAGTAGCTGGGGATAGCGGTTGCCATGTTACTCCACCACCAACAGGTGGTATACCCAAAGTTAATGACTTCTTTACTATTGCAAGTAGGTTTCTTGAGAACTTATCAACGGCTCTATCATACCCTATTTGCATACTTTGACCAAGGTTACTTACTAAAGCTTCAACAGTTTGCCATTCACCGTTTAACTTTACTTGAAGAACCAGGTCAGATATTTTAGGTAGAGTGATATTAACCGTTCTTGCCATTGTTAAAAATGTTTATCGTAAAAGTCCTTTAACTTAGAGTAAACAGTTCTAATTACACCTTCCTTATGATAATGGTACTCCCCCTCATATCCTTCTATTCCCCCGAGTTTATTTGCCCACTTCTCTGTCCAGAATTCGTAGTAATTATTCTTTCTATTATGGAATAGGCAATGAAGACCACTGCACAATCCCACGATGGGTAAATATAATGGCCCAAGTATCCTTGACTGTATGCAATGACCAAACTCATGATCATAGGCAGGTTCCTTTAATCCAGATCTTTCAGAAAGGAAGATATAATTTCCCAAACTTACACCACCATTCATTGTAGTGGCTACATAGAAAGCAGTGCTTCTTTGTTTAAGAATCCTTTTCTCTCCCCTTAGTATGATCATGTATATTAAACCTGCTAAGTTTTGAGGTAGTTGCCAAATATACAAAAGGATATGCACCAGAGTATGCAAGAACTTACCAAACTTAGTTTTATGTTGATGTTCTTTTAAGATACTGGACATTGCCTATTCTTTCTTAATGGCTGCCTTTATTTTGAGATAATGAGCAAAATATCCGGCAATGAAATACACTATCGGATATAAAATGAGCAAGAATGCTACCAGTCCGTTGTCCAGCCATCTCCAAATACAAGAGAAGATTATTACTGAGGCTATTAGCAATGCTACGTACAGCCATCCAAGTTTTGATATTTTCATAATACTTTTATTTTAGAAAATGTATACTCCTCCATCGTAGAAGTTAAATAACTCTGATTTATTTACAGACCCAGTGATAACTAAGTAATATACATTGTTATCACTATTAGGTACGTTAGTAAACTCTGTAGAAGAACCAACTCTTACATCCCCATCTTCATAAGTCACACTCTTTAATAATCGGGTTCTTGCCTTATTATAAATGGATATCGTAGTTTCTGTACCGGGTGAACGGGGAGAAATACCTACAGTAAAATTAATGGCAACTTTTGATGGAGTTGGGGGTACTACACCAGCACTGGTTACATACTTTAAATACATAACCACTTTTTTGTTAGTATCCATGCCAACTAGGGTCTCACCAATATTATCCTCTGTATCGGATTTAAATGTTATCTCACCAATCTTACCGTTATATTTCTCGTAGAACTCTACTACTGCATTACAATCCTCGAAAGTACCTTTTGTACTGGGTCCTAAATTTACTTCCAAGTCATAAGGGTATGGCTCATCTCTTTTTAACTCCATACCTATGAAACTTGTTGTGTATAAATCCTCCATACTAAATCCATAGAATGGATCTTGGATACTACCTGTTGGGAAGGTATGAGCAACTGATTTAGAAGTTAATACACCATCAAGTAAATTTATCCTATAAATTAAAGTATCACCAAAGTTAACTTTTGTAGTACCACTTATAGTGTTAGTACCATAGTGATCTTTATCTATATTTACCCCTCCTAAGAATGTATCAGTAGCAGTACCGTACTTCCTTAAATAAACTCTGATGTTTAATACCCAGTTATTTTCTGACTTAACTGATATCATAGGAGTTATATTCCCCTCCGCTGATAATCTGCTAGTAATTACATAAGGATCATTACTAAATGGTACATTTACAGTTCTTGTAGTTAACGGATTTTCTGGGTTACCCTGTATTATGGATAATCCCATACCAGAACTATTCTCGAACTGGTATGTAAGAGTTTTTGGCACTGTTTTACTTGTACCATTCTGTGAAGCAAAAAAAGCAGTAAGCATCCTACTTATAGTTTGTCACGTTTACAAATGCTCTAAAGGTTATATTAGTAGTCGACGACGTTTTAGGCACAAAGTGAATAGTATATACCTTTCTACCAGATGTAGCAGTAAATCCATCAACACCATCTGCTTTATATACTATACCTACTTGATCAGCAAACTGTACAGTAACACCATATGGAACGTCTATTACAGCATCACGGAATGGACCATTCTTTACTTGTGCAGTAAGCAAACTTGGAACTTGTACTTTCAGGGTTCCAGATGTCAAATTAGTAGTTAGATTCTCTCCTGGGATAACTGTTCTATTTCCTGATGGGAATGTCGTTAGTACAGCATCATTCGGTTTTACGTATGCCTTAGTAGCAAAATTATTTATACCAGCCAAATCAAGCATACCTGTTTCACTACCATCACTCTCTATGCTAGCTATTATATCACTATCTGATGAATAGTTACCTATCCACTCCATGACATAACTCTGGTCGATCAAGTATGTGTGTATAACAGAACCACCACTGAACAGGAATACAGAGTAATCTGATGAGGATTGATCATTAGCAATGATTGCTATTTTACCGTTTGCCTGTGCAACACGGAATCCTAAATTCAGACCGTCTGAAGTTATTCTAACACCAATTCGGTATAGAAGTCCATTAACTAATTCCTGTAAATTATTAGCTGCAGTTGGATCCCACGTACTTGAGGTATTTTCATCGAATAAAGTTGGTGCTTCTACTAAAACTTTTTCTGCAGCCAGTGATTCTATTTCTGATCCTCCATTACCTATAGTAACTACCTTAGTCCACCCACCAGTAGAAAGAATGTCCTGTATTACGGCATTATCCTGATCGCTACTAGAAGTAAGATGCTGCTTACCGGGCTTCTCGTACAGCGTTACAACAGCATTAGCATACGATCCTATTACGAAAGCCTCAGTAAGATTATTGATGTTGTCATACCAAAGTATAACAAAGTAAGCAATATCTCCGTCATTACCGTTTATGATCCTGAATGGTCCCCAACCTGTACTTTCATCTCGTAACCCGCAAGCAAATGCTAAGGCATTAAGCCAATTCTGGACTGGAGTACTATTCGTATCAAAGTTAGGAAGCTGCCAACTATCAGAACCGTTAACAGCCATTTGAAGATTCTTCCCAAGCTGTGTAAGGATATTTACTAACTTAGATTTCTGTGTATCAGATACTTGTACTGATTCACTACCATCCAAAGTCTTCTCTGTTAGAGAATTTATATCTACGAACTTTGCCATATCTATTGATTGTTTTTAGTATCTCTCCAACCAGCTTTAACTTCTGAAGTACCGAACGTAGCAACTGTGTTATTAAACATAGCTACTACTAAACTGTCTGTCTTTTGGATTACGGTTAAATAAGCCTCGGCTTGTAATGCAGTTACTACATTTGAAGTTGTAGTTCTGAATACTAAAGTTTTTCTTCTTTCTACTCCTGTTTGGTTAATATCGGAAGTTATGAGTGATTCTGAACTCCCTTCAACTCCGGTATAATCTATGTAAAAATTATCACCGGAGCCATCACCCCAGGGTATAGTAACTTTTGCCATACTTTAAGTATTAAATTTGGGGTATAGTAGAGATATCCCACCCTACTATACCAAAACTCCGTATCTTTACGATTTGGGAGTAACCGTGAATGTGGTGTTGGTATCCACCGTAACCTGAACTGCAGAACCATCCTGAGGTACATTGATCTCCGTCGGTGTAACTTCAATAAATGGATCACCAGCAGTCTGATTCAGTGTAGCAGTAGCCTTCTGTCCACCAGCAGCAGTAGCAATAATCTGCTGAGTTCTAGCTTCAATTGTTTCATTTTCTGCTGCAGTCAAAGTAACACTAAAAGTGTACTTTGCTTTAGCACCTGGGTCACCAGTTATTGCAATACCACTTGTTGCAGAAGCTCCGTTTGCAATAAATTTGATTGCAGAAATATCTGCACCGATGATATCTCCAGCACCTTTTGAAAAGATAATCTTGGTAGTATTGGATTTACCAGTTAATGTTACACTACCACCACCCTTATCAACTGCCGGGCTAGCATTATCAAACTCAATGAACTCTGCAGCTGGTAGATGATTAGCAACAAATTGCTTCTTCTCAGCTACACCGGAACCCTCTACTTCAAAAGTGGCAGTCTGAGCTAAACGGTTACCACGGTTAGCAACTTCTGCCTTTACCTGTAAAGTGGTATTACCAGAACCAGTAGAAGGACTAACAACTACACCGTTCTGTTTTACTTCAGCCATTTTTTTTTATTTGGGTCTAACTCTAAATGTAGTATTCGTCTTTACGGTAGTTTCATCCTCGTAATTATTCATTTCGTTTAGTTCAAGGATGTACTTGGTCAACTCAAGGTACTTGCCTACATTTTCCATGTAATTAAGTATCTTTTTCGTCTCTTCAGGAGTCTCTCTCTTCAATACTACAAAGAATAACAAAGCCTCATCATGTGCTTGAGCAACTTGAGTATCACCAGATGGAGAATATACTTTACCATTGATTACAAACTTATCCTGTGCCCAGTCAAAGTCCCAGTAACCATCTTTGGTTAAATGTCCATTCTCTGCTAATGACCTCTTGGTTACGTATAGCACAATATTGATACCGTCTAATTCACCTGATACGGTTTCTTTTAATGAAGGCCAAGTTCTTATGTAGTTATATTGGATTAAGCCATCCAATAGATACGGTTCATAGTTGTTTCCAGTATCTTCACCGTAAGATAACATCTGGTCAAATCTCTTCAACCAGATTAGAGGTTGCTTCCCTGCATCCACTTCAACAAAGTCATTTACTATGGCTTTGTATCTATCCCATACTCCATTAGTAATCCTTTTCCTTCGTGCCATACCCTACTTCTTTACTGGGAAGCCTGGGTCTGGGCCATCTAATGGACCTGGCCTCCGGTGATTGACTACTTTTGGAACTACTACCTTCTTCACTGTTCTGCAAATAGGTAGATATATGGAAAGTCTTTCAGCAAGCATACACAGGTTTTGTTTGAGTATATCAATAACTCCACCTGGTTGCATTGCTTTTATAACATTGGATGAGGTTTTAGATTCTGAGTCTGTATCGTTGAAGAATTCTACCTCAGTTGGACCTGTTTGTATTCGTTTAACCTCTACTTGATTCAGAAGATTCTGATTCTGAGCTAGAGGTTGAGTTACTGTCTTTAACCGATTCTGCAGTAGCACCAACCATTAAAGATATTTGTACAACCATATAATCATAGGCTGCCAATTCCATAATTAGCTGGTTTTCTAGAGCTTCATAATACAACTCATTATTAAATTCCTCTATGGGAATCTCATGATTTACTAGCGGCTGAATATACAGCTGCCATTTTTCAATGAATTGCTGCTTCTCTTTAAGAGAAACCTTACCGAAGATATCCTCAGGAATATAAGTGTCTATCAGCTCATAGATACTGCCAGGCAACTGGGTATTTACTTGATCACTAACTCCGATTACATTGGTTTTGGAAAGATTCTCTCCACCATAGTTATTTGTTATTGTTACCTTGACAACATAGTCGCCAGGATTTTCATAAAGATGGGAAGCAGTTACCACACCTACATGTGATTCTGTCTTCCCATCACCAAATACCCATGTTACCGTGAAATCATGAGGTAGCTCATCAGCGAATGCCCTGAACCTTGCATTTAGTCCAACTACGGTAGATAAAAAATCCACCGTTTTCATATATTACTCGTCTTCTCCGCTGTTAAACTCATCTAAAATGGCATTTACCAAGTCAAGCTTAGTATCACCATCTTCTGGTTCAATATCTAAAGAGATAGCCAAAGCTTTCAGCTCTTCTCCATTGAACTGATCCTTTATTTTTTCTGGAGCTTCGCCTGCCTCTATAAGACCAATGAACTTATCTTTAAGAGCTTCTGTGTCCACTTCTTTCTTTGAATCAGCTTTCTTCTTAGGATTAACTTCTTCTGTCTTGACTTTAACTTCTTCTGCCTTAGCTTCTATAAGGTAACCATTTGCAATAGCTGCTCGGATTACCCGGGAATTAAACTGATTCTCGGTTATCTCAACAACATCCTTGCGAAGTACCTTAATTTTAGAAGCCTGATCATAGAAGATACTTGCCTTTGGATTAAGTTTTATGTATTTTGCCATAGTTAAATGGATTAAAGGAGGGAGTATATACTCCCTCCTTATATTGTTAAGTGGTTTAATTATTCGATGATGCCTTTCAGGTAATTATCTACATCCATGTAATCAGGGAATCCATTGGTAGAGAATTCCTTAGTTGCATCTATGAGGATAGAAGCATCCTGATACATCTTCGAGAAACCAGTAGTTAACGAAGCATAAATAGCCTCTGTCTGGTTCGATACTATACGTTCAGACTCAAGCATAAGCTGCTTAGCAGTCATCTTAACCATGGCAGCCGATGGATCTACAAGCATTACCTCATTTTCGGGAGTTCCACCGTGAATATAGAAGTCTGCCGAATTTGGAACTGGAGTCTTCAGGTTCAAACGAGCATCGGTAGTACCAGACGAACGTAACTTGAATTCGGGCAAATCAAGCAGATCAAGTGCCTGCTCTTCACCCCCGATAATAGTACGGAACTGACGACCAAGGCGGGATGCACGAATCCATACCCGGAGAAGGTCACGATACTGTATACCCTTCTGAGTATTACCTACACCGATAACTGGAGCCGATTCCGAACCGTCAAGTTTGTTACCCTTTACAAGTACATCCATTGCCAGAGCATCCATTGCATAACCCAGCTGAACACCGAAGTCACGAAGGAAGATAGCCATTACATCCATGGATACATAGCTACGTACCTCATCGGTTACCTTGAATCCCTTACCGATCTTAAAAAGGTTTACCGACTTCTGTCCGAAAGATACAGTACCCAGAGGAATGGTCTCTGCCTCGTTAACTCGTGCAGGATTAGCATCTGACATATTTACCAGAGGCATGATAGCCGTGAGCCCATTGATAGGCTGATCAGATGCAATTATGTTCGGATAGAAAGGTGCCTCACGCATTCCAAGATAGATTGCCTCACGTACAATCTCAGGAACAAGCCAACGCAGCTCAGGATTAGGCATGGAGTAAATATTCTCCATCGTATCAACTTTCGGGTTGAAACCAATGGCCTTGAAATAATCCTCCTGAGTAAGACCGTACTTCTCCTGGAGCATATCACCCAGATGGATATCTACTGGGAGACTCTTGTTGCTTCCCTGACGGAAGCCATCCATGTTCTTTACAATTTCTGGAAGCTCTTTTAAGTACTGCTCCCGAGTATAAGTTTTTTCTGCCATATTTAATAATGTTATTTTCTGTTATTTTACCAGGATTTGAATCAGATCACCAACCTCAGCTACGTTGATAGCTATGAACTTAGTCTCTGCATTTGCATCGGAGGGCTGGAAGTTTGTATACGTTCCGCTTTCATCCAAAGTTCCATCGGTCTTAACATAACCAGTGGTGGTAAGCTCTGCCTTAGCTATACCGTGTATAATTGCAAAGGCTTCTACCATTACAGTTACTTCTACACCAGCTGCATTTGCAGGATATGCAGGATACTTACTGTAGTTAACAGCAATACCGAGATACATATCACCAGCTGCCCCAGTATACGGAGAAATAGTTCCATCGTTATTAAGTTTTACCGGTTGACCCTGAACGATAGTATCGCCACTCTTTACCGGAAATGCTTGATGAAGCTTGTGCGATTCACTTTTGTAAATCACAGCCTGTGGGGTCCGTCCACCCACTTTGTGTAAGTCTGCCATAATTTAACTTGATATTTTAGTTGTTTGTTATTTCTTTTCTCCCCGAAGTTTACGATCTGCCAAAGTTAAAGCTATATCACGAGTAGATTTCGGTGCCTTATTCTTTTCCTCATCATCTTCGGGATTAATAGATGATGCTCGGCCAACATCATGAGAACCGCAATTATTGCAGTGCATGGGGAATTTCTCTTCCAGCTGTGCATCATAAGTCTTACGCAGAGCTTTGAGAGTCTCCAAAGTTGTTCCTTCATTCTCGAGTAAAGCCAGGATATTCTGGTCTACCTTATCCTCACCAGAAACTTTTTTATATGCTGCCACCGTTTCCTCACGATAGGATTTAATGTGGCAATCCCAATTCTCTTTAGCCTCCTTATAAGAATTAAGGTCTTTTTCGAGATTGGTCTTTTCCTCGGTAAGTTTTTCAATTTCCTCATCCTTCGCCTTCACAGCATCAGCGAAGTCCTTGTTCTGCTGTACCAGAGTTTTAATCTGGGTGAGAGCCAGCTCTGTCGAAACTTCCTGACCTTCAGAAAGGGTCAAAAGATTTTCACCAAAGAGGCTCGCAAGCATCTGCTGCAATTCTTTGTCCATGTTTGTTTTATTATTTTGGTTATTATGGTTACCCTTTCCGGCACCCTTTTCATTATTAGATTTACTGGTATTGTACTTTATATCTTTTTCTGAAAGAACCTTGAAGTCGAATAGAGATACCCTCTTTATCGGATCATTAGCCTCGGCTGCTTTCTCTTCGGAAAAAGAATAATACTGACTTCCAGCATAAGCAGGGCTATTTAACCTACCACTCTTAATCAATTGAGCAAATGGATCAGCTCCATGCCATACCAGAGATGTCTCTTTATAAGAGATTATCTTTGTAGCAACCCTACGTATAAGTTCTCCCTTATCTGTATATGTACCAAGTTTAGAATAGAACTCCCATATATCCTCAAATTGGTGGGATGGTTCCCATGCAAACTCTACAGTTACAGAATTAGAATGTATAGAAGGTGGATCCATTTGTATACCACGAGCTATACGTGGATTTGATAATCCATCTATCTTCAGTATACCGTTTATACCAGCAGGTATTACTACTCCAGTCTTTTCATCTTTGTATGCGTCTTGCCATTCAACAGATTTAACTGATCCGATAGCATTAGCCACATCAGTTTCATGATCAAGGTTTACAGACTGACCAACCAGTAATGGCATTGACTCTTTTAATACATCCTCAGGAAATTCAGTTGGGTTATACTTCTTAGCTACTATAGCTGCAGAAAGCATTCTAAACATAGGTTCTATGAAGTCACTATCCTTTGGCTTCAGCATATCTGCAGTTACATTTGGCATGAACTGATTTACATTCAAAGTTCCACCAAACATACCGAACCTTTCTAATGACTTCTTAGGATCATCTCTAAAATTGCTAGTTCCTTTGTAAAAATTTTCAGAAAGAGAGTGAGCGTCTATAACTATATCTGGTACATCTGATACCATCAAGCTATGTGCTGCACTCAACACCATTACATCGGTGTTTTGATGATTTTTTGGCATAATTTATCTCGGTTTACTATCTTGATCACCTCTTCTTGGGTTCGGATTATTTTTATCTCTACCTTTACGATCAGACTTTTCTTTATCGTCTTTTCTATCCTTTTTCTTTTTACCAGTATCTGTATCACCAGTACCAGATGAATCATCTGAATCTACTACTGTACGTGGTTCTGGTTGATCTGGAGCTTCATACCCCATATCACGTGCAAATTGATCCTGACTTATGATACCCTGATTGTAAAGTGTTATATTTACACGAGCCCTATATTCCCTTGCTTGCTGTAACTTAATGTCATCAGAAACTGTTGAAGTTCCAAATTGAATTGTTATTCCCTTGTTATTAAATCCAGCCAGACGCAGTTCTAGAGAATAAAAGAATTCCAATACAAATATTACAAGTGTTTGGATATTCTTTAACTGGGATATCATCTTTGACAGCTGTATACCAGCCCCTCCTTCTGTTCCAGCTTGAGATGCTGATACTCCTATGATAGAACCATTTACCCCCAACCCATTAGCAACAGACTGCTGGTTCATATTCCACGGGAGATTTATGTTCTGCATAGAAGCTGATGTTGACTTCAGGTCGAATTCATGATCATCAATATAACCAACTACAACTCCATCTGACATACCACTAACTATGTTAGTCTTCATCTTACGGAGTGTACTGTTTAGACGACCTTGATAAGCTTTTTCACTTTCACCAGCAGTACGAGGAGGTTTAGCCATCTTTGCCTCTAAGAATCCAACCATACCCATGATCTCCATGATATGTTTGAAATTCTTTCTCATAGTATGCTGACCAGCTATAGAGTCTAATGCAGACATAAATGGAGGTACTCCATACGGTTCATCAGTATCATTGTACATCCCAACATAACAATATGTTTCTGTATTAAGTCTGATGAATGTATCCTTTACTCCATCTACTATCCTTGGATTCCTCTGATATGGATGATATACTCCATTGTTCTCTCTCTTAAACCTTATAGTTTCTGGTTTAATGAATAGTATTGTCTCTAATCCAGTCAACTCTTTGTTTGGTACACCCTCTACTGATATTGCACCACCAACTAAAAGTTGAACAATGAACTTGTTTACCAATCCGTCTATACCAGCTGTATATCTTGACCACTTCTTAGATACCTCTCTAAGATGATTTCTCATCTTAGTTGATTCTTCTGCGGTATTGTTTGGGAAGTCTATAGTATGGCCAGTATTTGACAGCTTGAACATGTCTTGCAGTGCAATACTGACATCTGGGTTTACTTTGTATAAATCCCGAATAATTGGTATTAGTTCTGTTCTGAAGGTTGGAGTAACTAAGTTAGTAATACCATTTAGAGTTGTAATTAACTCAGAATTTCCCACACCATCATCTGGTTGGGAAACTCTTCCTGGACTTATAGAACCCTTTCCTTCATCTTTGTTCTTTGATTCTTTGGGCTTTGACCTTGTGAACCAACTGATAGGATTAAGTTTCATGTTATGTAAATTTGTTTATGTTCTACTGAGGAATAACCACAGTTGATGATGCACTATGACATCTGATGTGATTTGTTATGGCTTTACCGAATATGGAGTCATCGGAATATGTTTCACCCTCTAAGTCAATATCCATAGATGAGGTACTCATTCTATGTTTACCTCGGGCAATAGGTCTTCCTGCACCATCATATATGAAGGTATAAGCCTCTTGAACAAAGAACGGATCTTTAATTACCACATTGTTTTCCCTTATATCCTTTTCAAGATTCTCTACAATTACTGACCTATTCTTTGCGGTTGTTAACCAACCCGGGAACTTCTCTTCTTCTGGACGACTGTGACGTTTCTTCCTTAACAATTTAGTATAGAAGTATAGGTTTGGATAACCTTCATCTTGGAGTATAGTTGTTACAGCCATACCAACATCATTAGTCTCTGGAGCTAGCTTAGCAAAATTATACTTTTCTCCAACATCACCAAGTAAACGAGCATATTTGTTCAAAGGTATTCTACCCTTGTATACTGCAGACTCTTCTCCATCTCTATCCATACAGGTAAATGCAGAGTAGTCAGTACCTCTACCAGTGGCACAGTCTCCACCGATGAAATACTCTTTGTTTGGATCAGGCTCATTGAATTCCTTATACTGACCTTTCAAACGTGTATTGATAATGGGATAGTCAGATAAGCACTCTTCTATAGCCTTAATATCAACTAAATCAAATACTGTATTACCAGATGATAGGAAGTCACCATCAATCTCCTGAGCAGTTCTCTTTGGACCAAGAGCAGTAGACATCTCCTCATACCACTTCTGATCTCTATCAGGGTGCATCTGCCAATAGAGTCTGATGGGATTAAGCGGGTTACCACCAGCTATAGCATCTACCCAAGCACCGTGGAAGAAGTTCCCGACGCCGTAAGGAGTGTTATGAGACACGTAGTCTTCGTTTATGAGATAAGATTCATCGTTTTCAACGCAAATATCATAAATGGTGTCGTAATACTTTCTTACCACTTTCAGTTTAGAAATGTAAATACTTCCTCCACGTTTACCAGATACAATATTTTGAATGTAGGCTCTATCCCGTTTAATCCTAAACTTATCATATACTTCCCATGAGATTTGTTCTAATACTCTTGGGTAGCAACCAAGCTTCTGATAACGGTGTTTTATATAAGCCACCTCCAGTAAGTTATACTTAAATCCAACGGGTTTTACAGTTACTGGATTCTGCTCTAAACTGTTTAGGGAAGTGTGATAAAAGATAGCTGGTATATCGCGTTTAATAATCTCTGATACAGGCAACCAACCTTCTAAGGTATACAGTTTATGTTCGGGAGTACACTTAATTACTTTACCCCATTCATTGTGAACTTCCCAAGTCTTTAGTATACCCTTGTTT